GGCCAGACACACGGTGGTAAAGGTAGCGCACAGCGCAATACAGACTCAAAGAAGTTTGCTGCTAACTATGACGCTATCTTTGGCAAAAAGAAATCTGACAAAAAGAAGAAATAATGCTTGACATTGTATCAATAATGTGGTATAATGTAAGCACATAGAGAATAACTGTCCTAATTGGAGAAACAGTATGATAGACCAAGAGCTTGAGAAATATTATAACAACTATCGTGAAATGTTTGCAACAGATGGTTGGAAGACCCTGATGCAAGACTTGATGAACAACGCTAGCGTTATAAACTCTGTAGAGTCAGCTAAAGATAACGAAGACCTTTTCTTTCGTAAAGGACAACTTGCTGTTATCGCTAACATGCTTAATTTAGAAACTCAACTCAATGCTGCGGAAGAGCAAATAGAGCAAGAAGAATCAGAGGAATCAGAGGCTGCATAATGAGAGCCTTGTTTGATTTCAAATGTGTAGAGGGCCATGTCAATGAAAGTTTTGTTGACACGGCCTTAACCACTATATCCTGTCCTGATTGTGCTGAACCAGCAAAAAGAATTATATCTCCTGTACGAAGTTCTCTTGATCCTATTAGCGGTGATTTTATGGGTGCCACTGCTAAATGGGAGAAGATGAGAGCACAGAAGATACAACAAGAGCGTAAGGCCAACTCTTAACCGAAACCTTACATAATACACCTCCATAATGGGAAGACCCACGGAGTTTAATAATGGCAACATTAATTGACGAGCGTCTAGAGGACGTTGACACTGAAGAAGAAACTCTCCAAGAAGAACCTGTACAACAGGAAACTCTTCAAGAAGAAGAAATCCCCGACAAATATAAAGGAAAAAGTACTGCTGAGATCGTAAGGATGCACCAAGAAGCTGAGAAGCTCTTAGGACGTCAAAGCAGTGAAGTAGGGGAACTTCGACAAGTTGTTGACACTTATATTCAGACACAACTCGACACATCTACACAAGCACCAGAAGAAACTGAAGACGATATAGACTTTTTCTCAGATCCCGACAAGGCAGTCGAGAGAGCTATTAAGAATCATCCTTCAATCAAAGCTGCTGAAGCTCAAACGCGACAGTACAAACAATCGACAGCTCAGGCTGCTTTGCAGCAACGTCACCCGGATATGCAACAAATTCTAAGTGACTCTAAGTTTGTAGATTGGATTAAAGGCTCTAAGATTCGGACACAGCTCTTTGCACAAGCAGATACGCAGTATGATTATGAAGCCGCTGATGAACTTTTTAGTAATTGGAAAGAACGTCAAGGTGTTGTAAATAAGACTGCTGTTGAAGAGAAAGCTAGTCGCAAAGCCGCTGTTAAGACAGCCTCCGTAGGGAATGCGAAAGGTAGCGGTGAAGCATCAACTAGAAAAGTTTATAGACGAGCAGACATTATTAAACTAATGCAGACTGATCCTGAACGGTACTTATCCTTGTCTGACGAGATCATGCAAGCCTACCAAGAAGGAAGAGTCCGCAACTAAACTCTCTTTAAGGAAATTGTATTATGGCCACATCAGTATATCCCGCTATGGGCGGAGCAGTAGACAACACTAGCGCAGCTACTTTTATTCCAGAAATTTGGAGTGACGAAGTAATTGCTGCATACAAGACTAACCTTGTTCTAGCTAACCTCGTTAAGAAAATGAGCATGACTGGCAAGAAAGGTGACACTATTCACGTCCCTAAGCCTACTCGTGGTACAGCTAATGCTAAAGTTGCTAACACTGCTGTAACTATCCAAAACTCTGTTGAATCAGAAGTTTTGATCAACATCAACAAGCACTTCGAATTCTCACGCATGATCGAAGATATCACCGAAGTACAGGCTCTCGCTTCACTGCGTCAGTTCTATACCGGCGATGCTGGTTACGGTCTGGCCAAGCAAGTAGACGACGATCTGTTTACTCTTGGTAAGTCTTTCGGCGACGGCAACGGTTCTTCTTGGGTTCACAGCGGGTCTTTCCAGATCACTGCTGGGGGCGCTCTAGAAGCCTACGATGCTGACGGCACTGCTGACGTTAACCCGTTCACTGACGCTGCTTTCCGCAGCCTCATTCAGAACATGGATGACGCAGACGTACCGATGGACGGACGTAGCTTTATCGTTCCTCCTTCACTGCGTAACGCTATCATGGGTATTGACCGTTACACCTCTACCGACTTTGTTAATGGCAAGGGCGTAGAGACTGGTAAGATTGGTAACCTGTACGGCGTTGACGTGTTTGTTTCCACTAACGTACCTACTCTTGAGTCTGGCGTTCGTGGCGCACAGCTGATCCACAAGGACACCAACGTTCTTGCAGAGCAGCAGTCAGTTCGTTCACAAACTCAGTACAAGCAGGAGTTCCTCGGTACTCTTTATACTGCTGATACGCTTTACGGTTGTCAAGTAATGCGTCCAGAAGCAGGTTTCGTTCTAGCTGTTCAAGGCTAAAACAACTGGGGGATTCTTCGGAGTCCCCCTTTCTTTTTGTTTGTTTTCTTAGGAGCTATGCATGGCAATATATCGAGGTGCTGGAGGTGTTGGCGATTCTACTACAGATGCCACACTATCTGACGTTACAGCCCAAGCGGTCATAGCCACTACGAAAGCAAGTGATGCAGCTGAAAGCGCCGTAGCAGCAGAGGCTAGTGCAACTACTGCAATAGCTAAAGCAGCAGAGGCTAGTGCAAGCGCCACAGCCGCAGCAGCAAGTGCTACAGGTGTTGATGTTTTTGCTGATGCAGCAGAAGCTAGCGCAACAGCAGCAGCCACATCAGAAACTAACGCAGCAACATCCGCTACAAACGCAGCTAATAGTGCTACAGCAGCTAGTGCATCAGAGACGGCCTCAGCAGCCTCTGAGAGCGCAGCAGCAGCTAGTGCTACCACAGCTACTACTAAAGCCGCAGAAGCAGCCACAAGCGCAACCAGTGCGTCTAACAGCGCTTCTACAGCAACGACTAAAGCATCAGAGGCTGCAACTAGTGCTAGCAATGCCTCAACCTCCGAAAGCAATGCTGCTACTTCGGCCTCTAATGCTTCCTCTTCAGCTAGCGCAGCAGCGACTAGCGAAACCAACGCAGCCTCTAGCGAGAGCAATGCAGCTACTTCTGCCTCAGCAGCGGCTACATCAGCCACTAACGCAGCTACCAGTGCTACAGCGGCTGCTACATCTGAGACTAACGCAGCGGCTAGTGAGAGCAATGCGGCTACTTCAGCAAGCAACGCATCCACTAGCGAGAGCAACGCGGCAGGGTCAGCTACAGCATCCGCTAGCAGCGCTACAGCAGCTTCTAACAGTGCTACAGCAGCAGCGAGTAGTGAGACTGGAGCAGCCACCTCAGCAGGTGAAGCTTCTACTAGCGCAACAGAAGCAGCAGCAAGTGCTACAGCAGCGTCTGACTCAGCAAGTGCAGCAGCAACCTCAGAGACTAACGCAGCCGCTAGTGCCTCAGCAGCAGCAACGAGCGAGACAAACGCAGCAGCAACTGTAGCTTTAGCTATTGCTGACTTAGTTGATTCAGCTCCTGCTACTTTAGATACATTAAATGAATTAGCGGCTGCTCTTGGTGATGATGCTAATTTCTCTACTACAGTGACTAACGCACTAGCAACAAAGCTAACAGCTTCATCCACTTTAAACGCAGATAACATGACTACTGGTACGCTCAACGGCGGCACATACTAAGGGTATAAAAACTATGGCAACAAAAATTGTAACTAAAAATAGCTCCACCGCTGGTAGCGCCCCACTAGCAAGTGACCTCGTACAGGGTGAACTGGCGGTCAACGTAACTGATAAGCGTCTCTACACAGAGAACGCTAGCGGCACTATTGTAGAGGTGGGTACTAACCCCAGCACTATAGACATTAACTCAGGCACTATTGACGGCACTGTAATCGGTGGTACAACAGCCGCAGCGGGTTCATTCACAACCGTGGGCGCTACAGGAAACATTACAGTTGGCGGCACAGTCGATGGTCGTGATGTTGCTACAGATGGTACGAAGCTAGACGGCATTGAAGCACTTGCAGACGTAACTGACACAGCTAACGTTACAGCCGCTGGCGCACTCATGGACAGCGAGTTGGCTAACATCACTGCTGTTAAAGCTCTTGACCAAGGCGTAGCTACTACTGATAGTCCTAGCTTTGCAGGCTTAACTGCCTCTGGCGAAATCACAGCCAACGGTGGCATAGCATTGGGCGACAATGACAAGGCTACGTTTGGCGATGGTGATGATCTACAGATTTATCATGATGGTAGTAATAGTTATATTCGTGATACAGGTACAGGCAATTTAAATATTTCAGCAGACCAACTGCGGGTACTCAACGCAGGAAACAACGAAATAAAAGCGGCGTTTACAACTGATGGGGCTGTTGACCTTTACCACAACAACCTACTCAAACTAGCCACCACCTCCACAGGCATAGACGTTACTGGCACAGCTACGATGGATGGGCTGAATGTTCAAAATGGTTCTAATGCAGGTATTACATTTGATTTAACAACAAATTATAGTCCCGTTATTAAAGGCTCACAAGCTGTTAGTGATTTGTACTTAGCAGGTGTAGGAGGTGGTGGTGTTAACATATTTACTACTGATAAGAGCCGTTTATTAGTTCAAAACAACGGAGACATCAGCTTCTACGAAGACACAGGCACAACGCCTAAGTTCTTCTGGGATGCGTCTGCGGAGTCTTTGGGTATTGGTACAGACCCTTCTTCTTATGAAAATACTGTCGTAGCTGACCAAGGTGGAAACTACACAGGACTTAATGACCAAGCAGCTATACTTGTAAGAGCATCTAGCGGTACGTCTGGAAACGGACAGCATCACGGTGCTATATCCTTCTCAAAAGGCACAGGTCAGGCGGCTATTTCAGGAGTTCAGGAAGCTAGTGACGCTGATGTACTAGGACTAGCTTTTTGGACACATGCGTCTACTACTGGGGGTGACGCTGCTGTTGAACGCATGCGCCTTGACAGCGCAGGGAATTTATTGATTGGACAAGCAACTATACCAACGGGACTAGGCGCTTCAAATACCAAGTTAATAATAAGTAGCTTTGAAGACGGCCCAGAGTTTGTTGCTTACAATAGTGATAATGCTATTGAGGCTGGCGACAAGATTGGCGCTTATCTTTTTGGCAATGACGACAACAACGCCACTGAAGACCACTTTGCAGGTATGTGGGCAAAATCTGCGGGTAC